TCTAATTCTTTCAGGGTTTTGACTAGGTTTAGCAAGGAGGCCGTCTCTTCCCTTTCAGCCTCTTTGATTTTTGTTTGAGCCAATGCAACATCTGACGCTATTTTCGCTTCCCTTTCTTTTGCAAGAGCAGATTGACTTTCTGCGTATGATATTTTCGTTTGATTGTCCACTTGCATTTGTTGCATTTGCATTTGAGCCATTTGTTGCTGTTGCTGATTTTGCGATTGTTGATACTGGGCTATAGCTTGCTTAAGCTCTTCCTTGTTTTGGATGTACATTGTATCAATGATTTTTTCCATGATCGGAGGCGCAGGATTAGTAGCCATGATTTCGTTAAGTTGCAGGATTTGACCTAGTTCAAGCTGTTGTTGCGTATCGGTAAGCACGCCTTGCACAATCTTAGCGCCATAAAGAAAGAAGGCTTTGTCATCAAATTCGGGGGTTGGCTCTTCCCCAATGACTGCTTTGATTTTTCCATACGACCAAAAATATTGAATCAACATGATAATGATGTCTCCACATTCTTTTTGGGATTGGTCCATCTGGTCAAAAAACTTCTGTAATGTAGTAAGCCCGGCTCCCTGTCGAAGCATCGAAAGAACGCCAGCTTTGTCGTCCATCGCTGCGCCCAAAAGTTCCTCATTTACCCCCGAAATCTCCCTCATTACCATTTTTAACATGTCTTCCATTTGAAGCATGACAGGGGAAGGAGGAATAATCTCCATAGGCTGAACGTCATCCATACTCATTTTATCATTAATGACTAATACACGCCCATTCCCTTGATTAAGGCTATCATCCGGGGTTACAAGAGCACCTTTTTTAACTTTTAAACCTTGTTGTTGACTTGAAAGTATATCAAGGTCGGTAACTTTTCTGATGTTGTAGAGATACTGCGCATCACGCATGTCGCGGACCATGCCCTTGAACTTATAGCCAATGTACGGCGTATCCGGGTTAAAATGGCCATATACTCCCACGTATGGATATCTATCCATTCCATAAGGACGCATTTCATCAACCAGAACGCGTCCGTTTATCAAGATGGCACGTTTAACGGTTTGTTTCGGCTGACGTACTATTTTGAGCCTATCCTTGAACTGCATCATGACTATACGAATGTCTTCTTCGTCGCCGTCGAGTTCCTTAACTTCGTCTGTTTCTATGTCTACCGCGTAAACTGCCTCTCGCTGTGCCAAATACCAATATTCGTCGAATGCTATTAGATGCTTTTGTTGAAGGCCAAAATTCTCCGGCATGTAGTAAAATTTGCTGTCTTTTGGTGCTCCACCGTAGGGTGTGTTTTCGATCTCTTCCCTATGTTGCGGATAAAGAAGCATCGCTTCTTCTTTAGAGAAATATTGACGGGTCCATATGTATCGACAGTCTGATAGGTCTTTTTGCCTGAAAAATGGGTCCATTAAAATAGATTTAAAATCTACATACCTCACCCGGATGTCAGGAGAAACAGGGTCGGTTGAGAAATCAGGGAAAATGCTCAATAACCCAAAGCCTTGAATCAAACCGCCTTTTTCAAACGCGTCTGAGTAGGTCTGATAAACATTGTTTGTATTGTGTACGTGATACAGGCATTTTGTCAGTTGGTCCGCGGTTTTTTGCACCGGGGATTTAACCGGAATTGCTATCGTGCTTTTACGGTTGCGCCGTTGATGCCCCGATACCATGTTAATGGTAGCTTGAGTTAGGTTGAAGTTGAACATCCTGCGTCTTTGCATTATCCCTTGCGGAAATAACGCACTCCACATAGCCGGGTCGCCTAAAGCAGTTCTTTCGTCTAGGTCGGCTTGTTCCCACTGAACTTGCAAATTTGTGATGGAATCGTTGTAAGAAGACTCCATCATTTTTCGTATAGATGTTGTGACCTCTGTGCCGGGCCAAAACAAAGGATCTGAGTTTCGCACCAGCTTCCCCCAAAATGTATAATTTAAATTTTAAATTAGCACATATGGGCTTTTTGTAGAATTCAATACCCTAAATATTTATTCAAGGCATTTATTTCGTCTGCTACGCTTGTTTTCTTTCCCTGAACGTATTTTAACCCTTCGGCTAAATATCTGAGGCTATCACACATATGTGACGACCAATCATGTTTCGGTTTGTCTTTATACACTTTTCTTTTTTCGTCGTATTCTCTGTGGTAATTTTCTACGCATTTAATGAGGTGGTTACATTTGTCACTATTAATTAATATTTTTGACGACAAAAGGGATTTTGTTGCCTCTATTCCATCGACGATAAAACTTCGGGGGACAACCGTAACAGGAATTTGCATGTCTTCTAAAATTTCCTTACGCGTTAATCCCGTGCTTAATCCATCCACATGTTCAACGTCATGGGGAAAAAGATAAGTTCCGTACCGATAGCCTTTATCCTGCAAAAGCATTTTGTACCACGCAAGCGTTTTATTATGATGCTCTTCGCAATCAATGATTTTAATTTTCTCCCCATCAAGCTGAAAAAATATAAGAGCGGTGCAATCATCCCAACCAAGATCGAAACTAACGTGCACAAGCTTATAAGGGTCATAAGAAAGAGAACATATCCTATCTTGATTACGCATCTCAGTAATAAGTTTCGCATAAAATGCCCCGTCTACTCCCCTGTCAAACGAACATGAATATTCTTGTAAAGCCGTCTCTTCGCTCATTCCCTCGGCTATTTCTTGCGCAATGTCTTCATCCGTCAAAACACCTGTATCTTTATACGTAAGCGTTTCGGCATACCATCCGTGCTGAGTTGTTGCCATCCGGTATAAATCCCAAAAATGGTTACGTCCCCGTGGAGTGGAAATAAAGATAGCTGTTCCACCGTTAACCTTCAGAATCGGTCTAATATATTCCCACGCTTCGGGTGTTTGTAGCGCATATTCGGAAAAAATCACGATTTTTGGGTTTGTTCCCATCAAACTGTCTATGTTGTCGGACCCGATAAGCTGGAAAAGAGACCCGTTTTTTAAACGTATTTTCATTTCCTGTTGGTTTTTTTGTGCAATAAACTCGGAAGGGATAAAGTCTAAAATACGCATCCCATCATTCGTCGATGCGTCCCAAATGACTTTTTTTGCTTGGCTGTAGGTAGGCATGATATAGAAGCAGGTGCAAGATTCTTTTATAAGTTGCTCTATGCACCAGTTAAATATTGTAACATCTTTGCCTGCACGTCGATGACAACACCATATTGCTCTCTTGATGCCCTTATTCAGAGCATTCAGAATCGGTAGTTGATACGTTCTTGGGTGAAATTTGGACTGGATTGTTTGTACCATTGTTATAATTCACTTCAAAAACAATTTTAGAATCTTTGTTTGAATCAGCTTGGATTTTTAACTCGGCTTCTCGTCGCATTCTTTCCAATTCTTGTTCTTTTGCTTCTGGTACATAATGCCACATAAACCTATGACCGATAGAGGGATTGATAGTTCCGTCTATCAATCTTCTGCCTAAAGCTGCTTGTGCTCTTTCGTAGTAACCGCGAAATTCATCCAATTTAATAAGAGCTTCCCATTCTTTTTTAATCAGTCCTATTTCAGGAAGAGTATACCATTCACAGAACCTTGAGCGTAAAGGTTCATTATCATCTGTAATTTCAGTAGCCCATTTTACAAGGGCTTCTCCAAGTTTGATAACTTCTTCTGAGGGAAATGTAGTCACTCTAGGCCTTCCTGCTGGCATCTAATACCCTTTTTATGTAAACAGATGGGTAAATTCCTGTTTGTTTTTTAAAAAGCATTCCAAACCTGTGATAGTGAACACCAAATTTTTTTGCCATTTGCTTACAATTTAATCCATTTTTTGCAAATTTTTCGACAGTTTGAATGTCGAAAATCATTGTATCACCTTGTGTAAAGAGTAAGATACTTTTTCGGGGTCATCGCCAAAGGCTTTGACGCAATCGTCTATAAAGGGCTTTATGAAGGGGTCATTGTCGTCATTTGGGTTCATATCGCAGTAGAAGATATCTTTGTAGGTGCAGCTTTTTGATGCGTTTTTGATCTTTAGTCTGATTTCGATCATTTGTTTTTCATCTCCCTATCGCAAGCTTTAAGCTTTTTATCGCGTGGAACGTCTTTTTTTATAAGAGAATCCATCATATTGTTAATCTTTTTTTTATCTTTTTTGATAAGTTTGTCCATGCGAAAAAGCCTCGTCGATCAGGTTTCAGCGATA